ATGGATTGTACTATAGATGGAGAAGTAGTAGATGTAAAGACTGCTTCTGGTTTTGCTTTTAGAAAATTTAAAGATGGCACATTAGCAGAGCAAGATACCTTCGGCTATCTTCCACAACTTGCAGGTTACGAAGAAGCTGAAGGTACAAAGAAGGGTGGCTTTCTAGCTATAAATAAAGAGACCGGAGAGTTAGCTTTGTTTAGACCTTCTGAGTTTGATAAACCTAATATTAAAAAGAAGATAAGAGATGTTAAGAAAGCAATCAAGCTTGACAAGCCACCTCAAAGATGTTATAATCCAGAACCAGAAGGTAGCTCTGGCAATATGAAACTTCCTAAAGAATGTGTATATTGCAGACATAAGTTTGAATGTCATTCCGATGCTAATGATGGATTAGGTTTAAGAGTATTTAAATATTCAAGAGGGTACAGTTACTTAACACAAACACCAAAACCACCAAAGGTTTTAGAGGTTACAAATGAATGGCAAAAAAGCAAAAAGACTACGTAAACATGCAACTCAGTTGTTAATTAGATGGATTAGGTCTATGACTCCTGATGGAGAAGATGCGACCAAGATTACTGCAAAAAATTTACATGAGTTTTTACCAGAAGATACTCACATATTCGCTAATAATAAATACATGGTTAGTGCTTATACTCTTAGATGGTTTTACAAAAAAGTAAAAGACAACCCTAATGCAACATTAGAGGAGATACTAAATGAGCAAACCTAAAACAATTAATGATATGTTAAATGATAATAAAACATCAATGATGACAAAAGAAGCTATAGACATGGTAAATAATCCTAAACATTATAATACAGGAAAGATAGAATGTATAGACTCTATCGAAGCTATGTTAACTAAAGAAGAATTTATTGGTTATCTTCGTGGTAACTCTCATAAGTATCGTTGGAGATTTAGATATAAAAATGGTATTGAAGATTTAAAAAAAGCTGAATGGTACGAAAATAAACTACTAAAAGTTTTAGAGGAGAAGTAAATGGTAGAAGATAAAGTAGGACAAAAGCCTTATTTAGGTATTGAAATAAATTATGATAAAGAAAAAAATCTAGACAAGTTTAGCTTAGATACATTAAGAGATAGATATTTCTGGGAGGAAGAAACTCATGCACAAGAAGCTTTCGCAAGGGCTGCAGTATTTGCTGCCACATATAAGGGTACAACAGATTATGAAATGGCTCAAAGACTTTACAACTACAGTTCCGATTGTTGGTTCATGTTTAGCACTCCTATACTTAGTAACGGGGGTACAACTCGTGGGCTTCCTATTAGCTGTTTCCTCAATTATGTACCTGACAGTAGGGATGGTTTATCTTCTCACTATGATGAAAACATATGGTTGGCTAGTTCAGGTGGAGGCATTGGTGGATACTGGGGAGATATTAGGAGTAATGGTATTTCTACTTCTTCAGGCAGTCGTTCTACTGGTTCTATTCCTTTCATTCATGTAGTTGATTCTCAGATGTTAGCCTTTAATCAAGGTGTAACTAGACGTGGTAGTTATGCTGCTTATATGGATATATCTCATCCAGAGATTGAAGAGTTTATAAATATGAGAAAAGAATCTGGTGGAGATATAAATAGAAAATGTTTGAATCTTCATAATGGTATAAACATTACTAATGATTTTTTAAAAGCTGTAAGAGAAGATTTAGATTGGAGATTAATAGACCCTAAAACAAATGAAGCTGTTAAAACTATAAACGCTAGAGAGTTATGGTGGCAGATTATCTACGCTAGAGCAGAAACAGGCGAACCTTACATGATAAACATAGACAACTGTAACGATGCTTTACCACAAGGACAGAAAGATTTAGGCTTAGAAATAAAACAAAGTAATCTATGTTCAGAGATAACCTTACCTACTAACGAAGAAAGAACGGCAGTGTGTTGTTTATCTAGTGTTAACCTAGAGCATTATGATGAATGGTCTAAGGATGATTACTTTATAAAAGATTTAATAACTATGTTAGATAATGTTCTACAACATTTTATTGAGAATGCTATTGACACATCGCAACTTGGAGAGTATAATGCTAATTATAAGAGATTTAAAGGATATGTTAAAGATGGTAAAGAAGGATTTACAAAAGCTGCTTACTCGGCTTACAGAGAACGTTCTTTGGGATTGGGTGCGATGGGTTTTCATGCCTATCTACAATCAAACAATATACCTTTTGAAGGAATCCAAGCTACGGGATTTAATTATCAAGCATTTAAATATATTAAAAAGAAAGCTACTAAAGCTAGTGAGGAACTTGCTGATATTCGTGGTGAAGCACCTGATGTATCTGGTTCTGGGATGCGTAATGCTCATCTCCTTGCCGTTGCTCCTAACGCTAGTAGTAGTATTATATGTGCTGGTACATCTCCCTCAGTAGAACCTTATAGAGCAAATGTCTTTACTCACAAAACTTTATCAGGTAGTTACCAAGTAAAAAATAAATATTTGGAAAAAGTTTTAAAAAGTAAAGGATTGAAAGGGGAAGAACTTGACAACGTTTGGAAAGATATTGCCGGTAATAACGGCTCAGTACAACATCTTTCTATGTTAGATGATACGGAAAAAGAATTATTTAAAACTGCTAATGAAATAAATCAAATATGGATTATTGAACATGCTCATAAAAGACAAGAGTTTCTCTGTCAAAGCCAATCAATAAATTTATTTTTCGTGTTACCAAAAGCAACTGAAGAACAAAATGCCCATGATGAATACATGCAGTATGTAAATGATGTGCATTGGTATGGTATGCATAAATTAAAATCACTATACTACTTTAGGTCTGATGCAGCTAGAGCAGCAGAAAATGTTAATATAAAAGTTCCACGAATAAAACTAGATGAAGTGGACTGTATAGCTTGTGAGGGATAATATGAAACACAGTATAGCAATGTTATTAGTTGGAGTTTTAGGTATCGGTGGAATACTTTATACAACTATTATAAACGCAGACGTGTCTGGTTATGGAGATGTACATGGTTGTTGGGGAGAATGTTATGAAGAATATACTGCAAAGTATGGTACATTTATAGAACAACTAGAAGCAAAAAGAGTTGCAATGCAAACAGAAACACCTGCTGATAAAGGTGCTAAGATATATGTTAATTGTAATATGTGTCATGGTATGAAAGGAGAAGGAGGTATTGGACCAAAATTATCTGGTAGTACATCTATTGTAAAAATGTTAATGCAATATAAAAATGGAGAAACTAGAGGTGCACAATCAGCTCTTATGTGGGGTCAAGCAGCTAACTTATCTACTGAAGATATGGAAAATTTACAAGCTTACATTGATACTTTATGAAACCAAAACATGTCAAAAGATTTGAAGATTCTTTATCGTATCCAGATTACACTGAAGAAGATAAAAAGAAAGGTATGAATAATAAAGACCTAGATTTTATGACAAAGAATCCTATGTTTTGGGCAGTAATATTACCATCTATTTTTGTAATCGGTATAGGTATATTACCTTTTATAACAATGTTTATTTTTTTTGACAAACCAGAATTTCTTAAACCATGAGGAAAAAATAACTATGAAATGTTGGCACTGTAATACAGAATTAATATGGGGTGGAGACCATGATATTGAAGAAGAAGAAAACAAAGATTTTATTATGGAAACAAATTTAAGTTGTCCGAATTGTAGAACTTTTGTTTTAGTTTATTTACCTAGAGGAGAAAATTATTATGACTAAATATTCAGGAGCACTATTGTATAAAGCTCTAGAAACAAAATACAAAGCAGAAAAAGCAGAAGCTAAAGCTAATCTTGAGGTATTTTTTGAACATAAAGTAGCCGTAGCAGACCATCCTAATGTGGTCGAATCTATGGATGAACTTGTAAAAAAATATGCTAGTGCTTCTGAAAAATTAGAAATATTACAGGAGGAGTTTTAATGAGCCTGTTAGGAACAAGAGATTATTACAAACCATTTGATAACCCGTGGATGTTTGATTACTATGTATTACAAAATCAAATGCACTGGATGCCTGAGTCTGTACCTTTACATACAGATGTTAAAGATTGGCAAGAGTTATCAGACAATGAAAAGAATTTATTAACACAGATATTCAGGTTGTTTACACAGTCTGATGTAGATGTTGGCTCTGGTTACATAGATAGATACATGAGAATATTTAAAAAACCAGAAGCAAGAATGATGATGGGTTCATTTGCTAACATGGAATCTATTCATCAACATGCTTATAGTTTATTATTAGACACTGTTGGTATGCCTGAGATAGAGTACAAAGCTTTTTCTGAATACGAAGAAATGTCTAACAAACACGAGTACATTAGTAATTTAAAAACAACTAAAAGAGATAAAGAAAGTATTGCAAAAACTTTAGCAGTCTATTCGGCTTTTACTGAA